GCATAACAAAAGGCCCGCCGCCGAAGCGTGGGCCTTGTGCTATTGAATTTGAGGAAATTCTTTCATTCGTTGTCCAGATTTACAGACGCATAACGGCATGCGCCATCGCGCCAGGCCCCGCACTCTTCCCCTGTGCATGGCAGCGGGATAAAGTCTACCCGCATCTCATAGGCGTAGCTGCTGATATTTCCACTTTCGTCCAGCTCATTTTTCTGCTTGTAGCGCTGCACTTCGCGCGCCCGGTTATATGGGCACATTTTCGGCATAATGTCCTCTCCTTTCCCGAAAAATGGGCATGAAAAAACCACCGCCCGTGAGGTGGTGGTTTAGTCTCAGCGCTTCCCTATGAGGGAGCGGCCTTAGCTCTTGATAATGAATTGGTTAAGCTCACGAAGTGTCATATCCAGAGGCTCAATGCCTTTTTCCTTACAGAACTTCGCAATAGCTCTCAAATCATAGTGAATGTCACTGGGATGTGGATCCACATATCCACCTGCTTTCTCAGCAGCTTCCTCTAAAGCATCCCAATCCTTGCGTTCCTGCTCAGTCATGCCGTTCAAACCTCCTCCAGCGAATATTTTTCGATTAATTTAAAAGCGCTCTCCTCGTCCACATACATACGGTATTGATGCGGGCGTCCAAGCAAACGGGCGTTCAGAAGATTTTCATAATGGTGAACTAATTCAATGTTTTTGGCGTCGAGAAAGAAAAAGCAAGAATGCCCCAAATCGTACGACCGCCTCGCTGCAATCGCGAATAGATGACCGCCAACACCGGCATATTTTTTATTATGCCCAAGATTCTGCGGCGAGCTTTCCGCGAGATTGACGTAAACCGCGCTATCGTGTGGCATGTCGCTGATTGCAATCAAGCCCTGAATTTCCTCGTCTCCAGCCAGCGTTAATTTGTAAATTTCGCACCCATTCAAATCCGACGCTGTCCAGTCGAATTTCCAGCCTTTCAGCCCCGCTAAATCATCGGCAGATGCCAACGAATAAGCAGTTTCCAGAATTTCACCTGTCCGCGCATCCTCAAGGCATGGCGTAAACTTATCAATTTCTATGTCCACACCATCACCCCGCGAATTTATTATACCATTTTTTGAAGCAGAAGTAAATGAACCTGTCCCATCATACCGCTCTCTCCAGTAATCCCGCCGCAGAACGTCCCCGTGTTCGTCCACGAACTCGCGCACATCCTTCTGCGCGGCCCGCACGGCCCGGCGGTATCCGGCCGCCTTTTCCGGCTCCAGCGTGCCTTCTGCCAGCCGCTTGTATTTGCGCACCCGGCGCTCCAGCTCCCGCTGCCTTGCCTCCAGCCTCGCCGTGCGTTCCACCGCGGCCCTGTCCATTGGTTCGGGCCTCACGCTCACGCCCTCTACCCATGTTGTCAAATGGTGGCGGCAGTTGGGGTGGAACAGCCCAGCCCGCACCGCCACGCTCAGCAGCGGATAGCTGCGGCCGTTTCGGCTGTACCCATATGTGCCGCCGAAGTTCCCGCCGCCGCCACGGTATGGCTGCCACACGTCGTCGATGTATACGAGCCCCTGCCAGGGCAGGCATGTCTCACTGCATCCGCCGTACTGGCTCACCAGCACCGTGTCGATGTTCATGCGTTCGCGCAGCTGCGCCTCGCCCAACAGCATGGCCCGGGTGCTGTTCGTCCGCAGCGCCATTTCAGCATAGGACGCAATGTTCACCATCCGGCCGTTCTTGTACCGCACGCAGTTGATGCCCTGCGCCAGAAAATCCTTTGTTGCAAGGTCCGTGGCCTGCTGCACCGTCATGCCGCCCGCATCCAGCGCCGCAGCTGCACGCAGGATCGTTTTGCGGTACACATCGTCCATATACCGCAGCGCCGCGCGCTCCACCCTGGCCTCGCTGTGCGCGATCCCGTCGATCAGCGCATCCAGCTTGCGGGCATTGACGCCGAAAAAAGCACCGGCGCTGCCGTCCGCCTCCGCAAACTGCCGGCGCATCAACGCGCGTGTCTCCGCATCGATCTGGTCGGAATATTCAGCCATGATCGACTTGTTTTCACGCCGGAAACGCTGCAGGCTGTGCAGCTTCTCGGCCTGCCATGCGGGCCAGTCGAAACCCTCGTCCTTTTCCTCGGCTTTATGCCGCGCAAGGTTGCGTTTGAGAGATGCAATCAGCCGAAGCTCCAGGTCCTCAAACAGTGCGGCGATCTCCCGGGCCGTCATACGGCGTCATTGCCCGGAATATCCGTATCCTGCCCGGCCGGCAGGCTTTCCACGATACCGGGTTCAGGTGTATCCTCGATGCCGCGTTCGGTCAGGATGCGCTGCACCTCTGCTCGCTTCCAATCGTCGTCCTTGCTCGCCCCCCAAAGCTCGTCCACCTGCGCCTCCACGCTCATCACGCTGGCAGTGGCCGCACTGGCAATGGTCTGCACACGGCTGTCAAAGTCCGGTGCGCCGTATTCGCCGAAGGTCACCTTCGGCTCATATGCACCCGCCTGGTTTGAGTGCATCAGGTCATACGTCATCAGCATGGAGCACACCACCTGCGGAAGCACCTTTTCCAGCGCATCCGTAATGGCATTTCGTGTCATGCCTGTAATATCTTTCTTTTCGCGCTGCGCCTCGGCGCTGCTCATTTTTCCGACGTCGATTCCAAGCGTGGCCGGGCTCACAATCCCTTGCAGACACATATTCAGCGTGGCGGCATAGCTTTCCACAAACGCATCATAACGGATCTCGGGTTGCACGGTGTCGATCTGTGCCGTGGCGTTTTCCTTGTTTGAATTTTGCACCTGTATAAAGTTTGTGCCGAAGCTGTCCACGCTGCGCAGCTTCCCGGTTTCCGGGTCGCGGGGGATCATGTCCTCGGGGATATAATTCTTCACGCGCCCATGCCTCACCGCGTCGATCCACTGGCTTATTACTTCGTCATGCGCGTCAAAGGCGTCGGTCTTGCCGTCAAACACGCTGCGCCCGCGCCCCGGGTACCGCTGGCTTTTGAACACACACAAGGGTACGGCCAAAGGAAAAGCGGCGTCATAATGCACCGGCTTGTAGGCGGAAAGCTCCGGCACACGCCCCAACGGCACAACCTTCTCGCCCTCCCAAAGTTCATAGCGGATGCTTCCGGGCTCGTAAATCTCCCGCAGCTCATATTCTGCCCCGCCCTCGTGATACAGGCTCTTGAATACCACACCCGTTATACGGCCGTGCCTCCGGATAAAGTCTACACGGTCTCCCGTCCAGAACTCAAGCAGCGGATACTCGCTCACATGCGGATCTATGCTAATCTTAAAAGCCCCGTCACCAATGGCCAGCACGCCGGATACTGCGTCGCCTATAATTTCTTCCCAGCCGCAATCCCTCGCGATGTCCGGCCATACACCGGCGCCGTCCGGACTTTCAAAGTCCACATCATTGAGGTCGCTTTTGACTAAGTATGCCAGCGTGTCCACCAATATGGCCGGGATGCCGCTGTGCGCCTTGCGAACGTCGCTCGTGGCCGGCGCAGCGGCCCAAAACCGGGCACATCCAACCGCGTCCTGCCCCAAGGCCTTGAACAGCTGCTCGATTTCGCTCGCGTCCCCACGATACCACACACGGTTTCGCATACAGTTCACGTCAAAGCTCGCGGTCTCCCTTATCGTGATGTTCTGGCCTGTTGCCGGCTGGATCTGCAGCCAATGCCGTATCATGTCGCGCACCCTCTCTCCAATCTTCACGCTGTTCCTCCTATCCGGTCCTTGAACGGGAGCCACGCATACTGTCCGCTGTTGATGCAATGGTCGTTCCCGTCTTCCGGCTCGTATTTGTCCTCTTTCCAGCTGTACACGTTGAGCTCATCAATAAGCGGCCGGCACGCTTCGCGCACCAGCAGATAATATCCCTGCGCCATCCACCCGGCCTGCAGGTTGATGCGGTCGATAATCTTCGTCTTCTTCCAGGCGTCCAGATAATTGTACACACTGCCATGCAGTTGCTTGTACTTCCGGCACTCCAGCAGAGTGGCCTGGTCTGCGCTGTCCACAAAAGCGTCGCGCGCAAATCCCCACCGGCTCCGGTTCGCCTCCAGGAATTGTTCAAACAGCGGCGGGATGTCGCTTGGCGTCAGCGGGCGGGACAAGTCGCGGTTGTTGTACACGCGCACGTCCAGCCCCACCAGGCGACGGCATGTGGTAACACCCCAGAAGGTAAACGCAAACGTGTCCGCCGAGTTCTGGCTGTAAGCCGTATCAAGCCCCGCTGTAAACAGCAGATACTTAAATTGCCGCGCCTGCTGCACCGTGATAAGGCTTTTGTCCTCTAAGTTGAACACCAGCCCTGTGGCCCGCCCGCGCAGGCCAAGAATCTTGTTTTTATACAGCTTTGTGCCGGGAGGGACCATGCTGATGATCTTCTCGACTTTATCTGTGGAAAGCCCGGCATTGTGCTCAAAAGAAAAGAACCAGTGCACCCATCCCTGCTTGGGTTCACGGTTCAAAAGCTCCAATATTTCACGCGGCGTGTCGTTCTCCCATTCCGGCATAGGCCGGCTGTGGTTGATGTATTCCTCGTACACGGGCAGGCCCGGGTCGTCCGGGTTCAATGTAGCCAGCAGATAGTCGCAGCGCATGGACGCCTCCCGCACAAAATCCATGTCCGCAATGTTTATTTCGTCAATATACAAACATCCGTACTGTCCGCCCAACGCCTTTTTCCAGCGCGCCTTGTCCGCGTAGCCAAGCACATAAATCTTCTTGTCCTCGTCCGTGGTATGGAGTATCAAATGCGCCATACGGTCGTCGCCGCGTCCGCTGGGCCAATACTCCACCAATCCGCCGAAGTCATCCAGGATGCCAAGTTCCTTTGTGATAATGTTCTTTTCGATGGTCCCCTGATCCAGGCCGCTCAAAACATGGATGCGCTTCTCGCTCTCCGCACACCGGAGAATAAATTTGAACAGCCCCACGGTCGTTTTGCCTGCGGCCGTCGTGCCTTCCAGAAACTCCACCGGCGCCGTGCAGCGCAGGAATGCCTTATACTTCTCCGAGAGGATCAGGTCAGCCATCCGGCGGCCCGCCTCTCAGCTGCGCGAGGATGCCGTCCAGTTTGCCTGTGTCCACCTTCGCGGCCACTTTCAGCCGGTCCTCGAACATGCCCAAATGCTTGCCCAGCAATTCCAGGGCCTTGAGCTTATCTGCCATTTTGATCTCTCGCTCCAGTCCGTCCTCTCCGAAAGTTTTCACCTTTACCGATTGAATGGCCGCGAGATCCTCGGGGGCGGCGTCTTCTCTCAACGTGGCGTCGCTGGCGTCGATCACATCCGCGGCATTCACAAAAGCGATTTTTGCCAGCTCCGTAAGCACGCGGTCAGCGTTTATACCTGTTCGCTTCGAACGTTCAGCCATCGCCTTTGCAATATATGCGCCAATGTCTGGTTTTGCCATGTTTTCCGCCGCAATTTTGTTTGCGCTTACCGCACTGTATCCCGCCCGTATGGCGGCTTGCGTGGCGTTCAGGTCGATTAAATATTCTTCACAGAACCGCTTCTGCTTTTTCGTCACATTTCCTCCCCCTTCCCGACGTGCAAATACAAAGAAAGCGCACCGGTTTCCCGATGCACTTTCTCAATTCTAAGTATAACGCATCAAAAACGAACATTCCGCTACAAACTACCGAGAAGAATTATTTTCTTTGAAATATCGGTTTACGACCATCCTCACGGTTTCAGCATCTCGAGACGGGCTAAGCTCCTGCGCGACCTCTGCCCAGCTCCAGCCGTCAAAGCTCCTGCGGCTGATTGCCACACGCACCTCGGGATCTGTGATATCCTCTATCTCGATCAGTGCCCTGCCGTACAGCCGGTCGTATTCATCGTTGAGCTTTTTCAGTCTTTCCTGCATGGCCAAAACGTCGGCATCGGTTTCCACCCCGCGGATAATGACCGTATGCTTTGTGTACGGAAAGTTTTCCGCACTGCCATGCACTGTGTCCTGCGCAATGGTATCTTTCCGCCGGAGCAGTTTTTCAATCCGGCTTTCCCGGGCTTTTATGTCAGCAGGCAAGGCCCACAGTTTTTTGTACTCCTTGAATGTCACCCGAACACCTCCCGATAACAAATTCCGCAGACAACAGGGTCCTCCTTGTTCATTCGCCATTGACAGTGTTCGCACGGACGCTTTTCGCGCTGTACGCCAGCGCCCGGTGGCCGATACCGCACAAGCTTATGTATCATTGCTTCGATCTGCTTATCCTTCCCGCTGCTTGCCAATGGCCGTTCCACGCATGCGGTCACGTTTGCAACGCTGGAAGCTGAATATCCTGTCGCCTTGGCGATATAGTCCAGCGTAAAGCCAAGCCTGCGCATTCGGCACATTTCGTTTTTATCGGCCTCGCTTATCATCGCCCATCCCTCTCCGCGGCAATGCAGGCCAGCGTGGCCACAACCGCCAGTGCGACGGCCAAGACCGCCAGATTTATCAAGATTTGCATGGGTCATCCTTCTTTCGCATCGTTTTGTATACCATAGCAATTCCATCAATATCTTCATCCGTTAAGAGGTTGGAAAATTCTACAAGCTCCATGCACTTGATCATCCAGATCGAGATTCGGTCTGTGGATTTCATATCTGCATAAATCTGCCGTTCAAATTCACTCATGCTGTGCACCCTCCTTCGGCATTTCCCAATCCGATGGAATTTTTGCTTGCAACGTACAATTACCGTTTTCATCTGCAAACCTACACTTATCGCAAGTTAGTTGCTTATCGCAATATCCTGCAATAATCATTGCTGCTTTTTCAGCCCTTGTCTTGTTTATCCAAAACATTCTGCATGCCCTCCTTCTCCTTACACTTCACAAATTCGCAATGCCCATCAAGCGGACAACCCGCACACCTGTCATCGTTCAACGGGTATCCCTGTATATCACAGTCGTCGTCCATCATGTCTAATTTATTGGCATAGTCCATTATTACTCCTCCTCTGCTGGCTGCTGGAGCCATTCCAGCACGCACTTTTCACATTCATTATTGCAATCTGCAAGAATTTGTTCA